CGTAGCCCTCGTTCCGCTGCGTGCCGCCGCCCGTGAGTGCGCATCCCAGCAGGATCGCCTTGTCGCCCGCCAGGTTGCCGATGATCGACACCACGTGCGCGTTGGTCTGCATATAGTCGAGCATCTCGCAGTCGGCCGGAAAGTCTTTGTTCGATTGCAGGAGGAACCTGCCCTGTATCTGTTTCATCGTCAAATGTAGTTTATGGAGAATCGTTTCGAAGCCAGCTTGTACGCATCCACCACGGCCCGGACCTGCGTGATGTCCAGCTTGTCATAGAGCGCCAGCGGGATATTCACCCAGAAGTCGTAGCCGCTCACCCCGCCGTAGCCGCGGCGGTTGAGAATCAGGATCCGGCCCGATCCGCGGCGCGGGACCAGCACCTCGGCGTCCTCCTCGCGTTTGTGCAGGGTGATGAAGCCCACGTTTTCGACCGTTTCGGTGATTGTGATCCTCCGGTCGATGGGATCGAACTTGTCGTTCAGCAGCGCCCGCAGGTAGCACACCTGGCCGTTGTGTTCGAGGCGGTAGTCGCTCTCGCGCTTCCAGAGGATGAACCGCGTGTGCAGGTATTGCAGGGGCGACACGGCGGCGTAGGCCATCGCGGCGAAGAGCGGCCGCCGCCAGAAGGTCGGCAGCAGCAGGAGCGCCAGGCGCTTGAAGTTCACGTCGTACTTATCCATTGTATGCCTTCATATTGAGTACGACGTCGCCCATCTCGAAATAGCCCGCGGCCGGGATGCACCGCGCGTCGATCGTAACCAGCACCTCCTCGCCTGCCGCGACGGTCGTCGCCCCGCGGAACTCCACGATCCGCACGCCGTCGAGCGTCTGGAGCGCATCGACGAGCGCCATGTTGGTATATTCGCCATTGAAGGGCAGGTTCTCGATGTAGTTGCGGACAGCCTCCCGACAGGCGCTCTCGACCGTTTCGGCCACGAGCATCGGGTCGTAGTACACGTCCGCCTCGCAGTTGAAGCGGTCGGGGTCGATGTTCACCAGCGCCGTGCGCACGCCCGCGTCCTTGATCTCGGCGATGTAGGCCGCAAGCTGCGCCTCGGTCTCGGCGTCGAGCCTGCACCGCTTGCCGTCCTTCTCGCCCGCGACCTTGATCGTCAGGAGCGAAGCGTCCCGGTTCTCGACCGCCACGGCGTGCTTGACCACCCGTGCCGCCGCGATGGCGTCCTCGGTCATCCCCTCAGTGTCGTAGCGGTCCGTGTCCGCGATCAGCGTCTTGCCCTTCATGAACGCAAGCACCTTGTCGCGGTACCACCGCGGACGGTGCGGGATGATCTCCTCGATGCGTGTGTCCACCTCGCCCTTGTACGTGTCGAAGAGCTTCTCCAGCGTCCACGCCGCAACGGCGAAAATGTAGAACAGAATCCCGATGACGGATACCTTGCTGAAATGCGACGTGAAGCTGTCGCCCGGCGTAAATCCGAACAACTCCGCAACGGATTCGTTACGCATGAAATCCGCGCAGATCGTTTCCTTGATTTCCTCGATCGTTCTCATCGTACCACAAAGTCTATTTCAATCCCCATAAACCCGATACCGCCGTAAGGAACCATTTCCGTCTCCTCGGCCGAAGGTGCGGTAGCTGGTTTTATTCTATCGGCCGCCAGTTCCTGCACGACAGACTCCTCTCTGGTTGTCGTCATGACGATATCGAGTTTCTGCCCCGTGTTCAGTTCGTCGGTCAGCGCAAGACCGTTACGTTCGGCAATTTCGAACGCGGCCTCGACAGTCCCGCATTCCTGAACTGCGATATCCAGCAGAGTCTGGTTATTTCGTGTCGTAGTCTGCATCGACGGTCAGTTTATTGTTCGTTATATCGACTTCTACATCGTTCACCCGCATACCGTCAGCCTTCAGTTGAGCCGTAATCTCGCGTGCCCATCCAGTCGTTTCGTGGTCATTGGCGATGTTCGTGATCCCGACCCCGAGGGTCGGATATTCTTTCAATTCTCCCTTCATTGCCTGAAGAATCGCAGCTTGGTTCTGAATCGTCACCTCTCCGACCTGCAGGCCCTGCACATAGACGTTTTGGTCGTTACGCCGAGGATCGATTTGCAGATCTCCTGTCTCGGGATCGATCAGTATGCCGATATTCTTAGCCATTATCAGTGTGTTGCTTTTTTATCCTCCAAATCTTCGAGAGAGATGGTTGCGGCCGCCATTTGTTCGGAGAAAATCCCTGCTCCCGTTCCTCCGTTGGCCGCAGCTCCAATGCCTACTCCTGTCAGTCCGGCAGCGACGGCCGTCCGCATCGTTTCGCAGTAGCGCTGAACGCTTTCCAGCGAACGGCGCAACGCAGCGGCCAATACCAGGCCGCCCTGCTTCCCGCCGTTGATTTCCACACCGTCAGCCGTAACCTTCAACTGCATCCGACCGACCGTAGCCGAAACATTGCTCCCGTTCATTGTGACGGTCGTATCGCCGTGACGGTAGGTCAGCGCTTCGATCTCTGAATAACCGATCACGGAGCATTCGCGCAGCTCGCCGCACGAAAGGTCGGCTACCAGAACAATACTTCCCGTTGCAGGTTTCAACAGCAGGCCGCCGTCCGCTCCGCCTTCGATGGCTGCCAGACGGATGCCCGGAATCTCCAGTTCGTTATACCGCGCCCGACAGGTGTCACCCTCGACGGAGACGACCTCCATCGGGCGAAACAGGAATACGGACTGTTCCGTGCCCGTAATCTGCTGCAAAAGCTGTTTTATCTTCGAGGCGTTATCCATTGTTTTCTATGCGTTTTCCGATGGTGACGACCCGGCTCGCACCTTTGTCGCAAAAAGTCGTTTCGACGCCCAACACGTAATAGCTTCCGTTCTTGTATTCGTACTCCGTGTCGCGGATCTCGGCCAGCCATGTCGGCTCGACATAGGGTTCGAGCCATCCGGTGAACGAGCCCTCGTAGCCGGTATAGGCCCGCACCTTCAGCTCTTCGTCGGCCCGTTGTTCGAGCGATTTCCGATCCGAAACACCCGGCAATTTGAGTGTAAACTTGTCGCCGCCCGTCGTACCGCGTTCGATACGGATCGTCTTGCCTTTGGCATCGGTTCCCTCGACGACAGCCAGAAACTTCCGCTTCGAGGCGTCCCGGTACTTGAGGTCGGACTTCTCGATGTTCACGGCGAAGTCGTAAATGACCTTCTCTCCGATCTGGGCGTATTGCGGATGGACGTGCAGGGTTTTTCCGCGCAGGTAGATGTTGGCCTTCGTTTCGCTCTGCACCTTGCGCAGCACGTCGTACCCCGTCGCTGCATGGATAGTGAAGTTATCATACGTGAAATCGTAATCGCATGCCACTTCATATTTTCCGACCTCTTCGGCGACCGAGGTCAATAACGTTTTCACCGTTACGCTTTTCAGGACACGGTCCTTGAGGTCTTTGCGGAATTTGTAGAGTTCATCTTCGCAATGAATACGCACGGAGTCGTTATCAGTAGCGATTTCGGAGACATACCCGGAAAATTCATCGCGCAATATCCGATCATATCCCAGGCGGATCCGAACAGCATCTCCTTCGGCGATTTTCTGTTCGACCTTCAATGCCCGGTTGAAAAGCGTCCCCGGCAGCGTAATATCGGCCGTATCAGCCAGGTTTTCGACGCTGCATTTGATCGCAACCTTTTCGAGCGCCGCCAGCCGATACTTCCCGATCGTTATGTCAAAGTTCATCGAATACATTTCGAACGCCGTTAAACCGGAATAAAAAGCGAAACCGGATTGTCGCTGTATGCTTTGATCTCGTAGTTCTGGTTTTGCAGGCCTTTTGTGTGCGGAAAGCTGACACTCTCTATGGCCAGACGCGTAATACCGAACAGCAGCAGAATATCATGCTCCACGTCGAGGTGACTGGCAGTATCGAACAGATTACGCAACTGCTGGACGCTCTCTTTCGGATATTCGTTTTCCGCGGCGATAAATATGCCTTGGATCGAAATTTCGTAGTCGCCCTGGCTCCATCGCTCCTTGACCGTTCCCGTTCCTTTGCCTTTGGCAGGAGTTCGTCGGATGATTTCGTTCTTGCCGCTGATCGACACCAGGGGTTCAAGCGGGAAAGTGAACCAGTTCAGAATCCCGTCAGTCGAACGCTTGAGCCGCAACGGCATGACGGATTTTATCGTTCCGACGGTTGTCATTTCCGACCGGATTTCGTCCGCATCGGCCGTCCGCACCCCGTCCGTGTCCCTGAGTAGGAAATACGGAGGCAGAGCTCCGAAGCCGCCGAGGGCCTGCGTCGTGCGGATGCGGAGCGGATCGCGCAAGCCATCCGATGAAACGATGACGTCAGGGGTCGCTTTCCCAATGTTGAAAAATACCTTGCCCATCCTATTGTGCCGTTGCGGCCATTTGCAATACCTGAATCAGTCTGTTCTCCAGATCGCGCTGCATGTCGTCGCGCGAACCCTCGTAGCCGCCCTCGAAAACCAGCTTATCGACCAGCGCCCCGAGTGAAATGTTGATCGTCGTGGATCGTTTGCCGCCCGTGGCGATGGCCGAAACGGCTCCCGCCCCGGCCGTACTGCCGGAGGTTCCGTTGCCTCTGCCCGGGGTATTCGCTGCCAGCTCGCCTCCCATGCCAGGCAGGGAGGGCGACGCGATCCCCAGCGAGGTTTTCAATTTCGCGGCGACGTCGCCCAGCGACCGTTCGGAATCCCACCGAAGGCGGATGCCGTCGAGCGACGCCCTGGCTTTGGCCGCATGGTCTGCGACCCGTTTCGCCCCTTCGATGATCGCCTGCTGGCGGTTCTCGATATCGGCGTTGATCCGGGCGATGGCGGCCTGGTTCTCGGCGCTGTCGCCCAGCCCCACGGCCTCCTTGAACTTGTACCATCCGAGTTTGATCTTGTCCAGGCCGATCATAAGGCCGTTTATCATCGTGCTGAAATAGAGCTTCACGCTCTCCACGAATCCCAGGAACGAATGTTTCATGAATCCAACCGTGCCGTCCCACAGCGTACCCCAGCCCTGCACCTTGTAGCAGACATAGCCGATTACGGCGATCAGTCCGATGACCGCGGCGATGATCCACGTCACGGGACACGCCAGCAGGGCAAGGTTCAACCCGTTCTGCGCTGCGGCCCATGCCCATTTCGCCGTGGTGACGATCCCCGCCCAGGCGGCCATCGCCTTGGACTGGAGCGTGACGAGGAACATGGACGTCGCCAGTATGCCGAGCGCTGTGCCCAATACCGCAACGACCGTCGCGTGCCGCTGCATGAACTCCGAGACCCATCCGATAGCTGCCCCCAAGGCGTCGATGCCTTTTCCAGCAAGTCCGACGATCCACTCCAGCGCGGTCATGGCGGGAATCACCAACGGCTCGATGATCCC